AGTCTTATCATGAGACCTGAGACATTGCTTAAAGCTATCAGTGTAATCAATGGTGCTAAGAGACGAGGAGTAGCAGCTCCAGAACAAGTAGTTAATAACCAGAACATAGTAACACTAGTGCTACCTGCTATTATAGCTGAGCGCTTCAGTGTGAATATTCATAACCAAGTTACTAGAGCGGGTGATCAAGAGCTACATACTATACCATCTAGTAACTTACTGGCTCAAGTAGAACAAAAGAGAGAAGCAAGACGAAACCTCCTGGATGATAATGGGGAGGTTGTATTAGATCTCTAGGAGGAGAGAGATGTGCAGAGGAATAAACGGTAAGGAGCTTACATTGTTACAGATCATGGAGCGACTGGAAGATAAGAAGCATAGCAGAATTCTTGCAGCTAGTAGAGTAGTATACTCTCGGCAAGAGATAACTTCTGCTCGTGTAGTTCTAGATCGCTTGCTTACTATAATTCCTAATAGCTCTATTCTCAGTGATGCTAGGAATAGTACTACTGTGCATCACTCTAAAGTGAGAGGTTAGCACAGCATATATGGCAGGTTATGAAGATACTATACCACCACCTGTAGCTGAAGCCAACGAGATACAGCAATTAGGTGCTACTGCTGAGGAGATACATAATTTAGCTAAGGCTGACTTAGACTTCCTAGCAGCTATTATTATGCCTACTATCTTTACCTTCTGCTTCCCTTCAGTATTTAAGTCAGTGTGGTCTTGGTTACTAGGCTACGTGAACCAAGCAAGAACCTTCCCGCAACTAGCTCTAGGATTACCTCGTGGTTTCGGTAAGACTACTCTGATGAAGATATTCATAGTATACTGCATACTATTCACTAATAGGAAGTTCATACTAGTTATATCCGAGACTGCGAAGAATGCTGAGAATATACTATCTGATGTAATAGATATGCTGGAAGAACCCAATATTAAGTCAGTATTCGGTGATTGGAGGCTGGGAGTTACTAAGGATACACAGTCTCTTAAGAAGTTCGGTTTTAGAGGTAGGAACATAGCATTAGCTGGGATAGGAGCAGAAACCAGTCTCCGAGGTCTTAACATTAAGAATAACCGACCGGATGTTATGCTATTCGAGGATATACAGTCTAGGGAGTGTGCTGATAGTCCAGTACAGAGTACCAGCTTGGAGAACTGGATGATAGGTACAGCTATGAAGGCTAAGTCTCCTACTGGCTGTATGTTCATATTTGTAGGTAATATGTATCCTACTAAGAACTCCATTCTTCGTAAGCTGAAAACTAATCCTACATGGGTTAAGTTTATTGCTGGTGGCATATTAGCAGATGGTACTAGCCTATGGGAAGAACTACAACCTATTAAGCAGCTTATTAAGGAGTTTGAGAATGATCTTGGTATGGGTCATCCAGAGATCTTTTATAGCGAAGTACTTAATGATGAGAATATTTCCGCCAACACTCTTATTGACCTCTCTAAGCTACCAGAGTTTAAGTACCAAGATGGAGATATAGCAGCTGGTAACTTCATACTCATAGACCCAGCTACCGACAAGCTAGGAAGCGATGAAGTAAGTATAGGTTACTTCGAAGTACATGATGCAGTACCAGCACTTATGGAACTTAAGGAAGGAAGATTCTCTCCAGGAGACACTATACGAGAAGCACTTAAGTTTGCTCTCGCACACAACTGTAGACTAGTAGCTATAGAAGCTAACAGCTACCAATACAGCCTTCTCTACTGGTTTGACTTCATATGTAGGCAGATGGGTATAATAGGTTTGGAATGTGTACCTATATACTCTGGAATATCCTCTAAGAGTGCTCGTATACTCACTATGTTTAAGAGTTATGCAGCAGGTGAGTTGTTTGTACACCCGGATTGTCGCTTAGAAGTGCATCTCCAAATCTCTCAGTTCAATCCACTTAAGCGAGATAATACTGATGGACTGCTAGATTTACTCACTTATAGCTCTCGTATAATTGATGAGTTTGGTGAGTTTGTAATAGCAGGTAATATTATAGAGATGCAAGAGTTTGAAGCATTAGAGATACCAGAGTTTAATTCCTGTTTCTAATAACTAATAACTAGGAGATACACCATGAATTTCGGACAAGCAATACATGAATTAAAAGCAGGACGTAAGGTAACAAGATCTGGCTGGAATGGTAAGGATATGTTTCTTGCCTTACAAGTGCCAGATGAGCATAGTAAGATGCAACAACCTTACATCTATATATCTCCAGTAGGTGGTGAGTTAGTTCCCTGGCTTGCTTCACAGGCTGATATGCTTGCTACTGACTGGGAAGATGTAGGATAGGTACTAGAGTTTAATTCCTGCTTCTAAGGAGTAACTATTATGGAAACACTAAAAGCAATATACACTAAGTTACTAAAGTCCGTATTGTTTAAGCGTATGGTGAAGTCTATCATCATTACTATTCTTACTGAACTCTCTAAGAGTACTAAGAACAGTATAGATGATAAAATAGTTAAGTTAATTGAGGAAGCTCTTGAAGAGTTATAAGTATGAGACGTAAGAACTCTACCGTACAATGTAAGTTTCATCCAATGCTCACTGCTTTCCTATTCAAAGCAGATGAGTACTATAGTAATCTAGGCAGTGAGGTTACTATTACTTCTGGTTCTGAGACGATAACTAGGCATGGTTATACTTCTCTTCACTATGCTACTCCTTGCCAAGCTGCTGATGTACGGTCTTGGACTGTAATCTATGGTGAAGTCTCTTATACAGCAAAGATGCAGCATAAAGAACTTATACAGCTTGCAATAGACTTCTGTACTACAGAGAATATACCAGCTGACTGGGTAGAAGTAATCCTAGAAAGTGACCATCACCATATTGAGTATCAACCTAAGAGACAAGAGGGAGTGTAACCAGCCATGGCCGCAGCTACAGCAGTGAGTCTTACTAAGAATGCACAAGCAGCTTTTCTAGAGTATTATCGCGCTGTGCAAGCTACTACTACAATTAACCGTAACCAAGACCGTGGTAGATTGGAAAGAATAGACCGGGCTTACCAGTCTCAGAACGATCGTACAGAAGAGAATCTAAGAGCAGAACGCGCTAATAGACAGGGAGATGCTACTCGCTACCAGAACATTACTGTACCTGTAGTTATGCCTCAGGTAGAAGCAGCAGTTACACACCAAGCTTCCGTGTATCTAAGTGGCTACCCACTGTTCGGTGTAGTATCTACACCTGAGTTCATAGATCAAGCAGTACAGTTAGAGTCCATAATTGATGACCAGTCTATAAGAGGTGGTTGGACTAGACAGCTTACTATGTTCTTTCGTGATGGTTATAAGTATAACTTCTCTGCGCTAGAGGTATCCTGGGATAACGAAGTTACTTATGCTGTGGAAACTAATCTAGCTATAGACAAAGACAGAGGACTTCCGAAAGAGGTAATATGGTCTGGTAATAAGCTCAAACGACTAGACCCATATAACACCTTTGTAGATAAGACTGTAGCTCCTAGTGAAGTATACCGGAAGGGAGAGTATGCAGGATTCACTGAGTGGATGACTCGTATAGAACTTAAAGCATTCATCAGCCGCTTGCCATCTAAGATTATCGGTAACATTACTCCAGCATTTGAATCTGGACTAGGAGGTACTAGGAACTCCCAAGATGCAGGATCTATGAACTACTACATACCTCTTATCAACCCACTGATAGATGAAGTATCTAATACTCATGGCGGTACTAACTGGCTTCGCTGGGCTGGTCTTTCTAATACCAGAAATATGAATATAGACTATAAGGATAATTACGAAGTTACTACCTTATATGCTAAAGTACTACCTTCCGAATTTGAGCAGAAAGTACCAAATTCTAACACACCACAGATCTATAAGCTAATCCTTGTGAATCATGAATGGATTATCTTTGCAGAACTCCAGACTAATGCTCACGCTTATATCCCAATTCTTATTGGACAACCGCTAGAAGATGGACTGGACTACCAGACTAAGTCTCTGGCAGATAATGGACTTCCTTTTCAGGAATTATCTACTGCGTATATGGCATCTATTATCGCTTCCCGCCGTCGTGCTATAAGTGACCGCACATTGTATGACCCTTCCCGTATTACTTCCTCAGCTATTAACAGTGCTAATCCTAGTGCTAAGATACCAGTGCGCCCATCTGCTTATGGTAAGACTATCTCTGAAGCAGTATATGCCTTCCCATATAGAGAAGATCAGCAAGCTGCTGGTATGCAGAATATACAAGTACTACTTGGCATGGCTAACCAGCAAGTAGGACAGAACCGTACTGACCAGGGACAGTTTACGAAAGGAAACCGTACACTCCATGAGTTTGAATCTGTTATGCAGAATGCTAATGGTAGAGATATGTTAGCTAGTATACTTCTTGAAGCTCAGGTATTCACTCCACTGAAGCTGATACTTAAGACTAACATCCTACAGTTCCAAGCAGGTGTCACAGTATACAATCGAGATAGGGAGCTATCAGTAACTATAGATCCTATAGCTCTCCGTAGAGCAATACTGGAGTTTAAAGTATCTGATGGTCTTATTCCTACAGATAAGCTAATCAATGCGGAGACCTTAACTGTAGCATTACAGACTATAGCTAGTAGTGACAAGATTGCAGCAGGCTATAACATAGCTCCTATGTTTAGTTACTTTATGAAAACTCAGGGCGCTAAGATTACAGAATTCGAGAAGTCAGCTGAACAGATAGCTTATGAACAAGCAGCATCACAGCATAGTCAACTAGTAGCATTAGCACTAGAGAAGGGAGTAAACCTAGAAGATATAGGTCCTGCTCCCTTACCAGCAGACTTTGGATATGACCCAGCAGCTAATACCCCACAACCACCACAACCAGGTGGAACCACAACACCACAAACCCCACAAGCAGGAGCACAATAATGGCAGTATTAATCCCCAATCAATTCTCTACCTACCAGCTAAATGATGAAGAAGCAGTACAAGGGAGTATACTTACTATCACACAGAGACAAGTGATGCAGAACCATTTAGCAGGCATTGCAGCAGAAAAGAATGCAGCTGCATATGATACAGATAATGAGCTTAAGTCTATACAAGATGAAGCTTATAACAGAGGTCAGATAGATCTATGTATGTACTTCTTAGATCAGTCAGAGGCAGCAATAGAAACACTAACTGCTAAAGAAAACCCCACAGAAGCAGGAGCAATTTTTTAACACAACTCACTCACAACTAACAGGTAAAAGACCATGGGACTATTCGATATATTCACCTCAAACCAGCCAGCAACTCCAGCAGCACCAGCACCAGTAGCTCCAGTTGCTCCAGCACCAGCTCCAGCAGCAGGGCCAGGAGAACCAGTAGTAACTGCACCAGGAGCACCAGGTAATATACCTGCTCCACAACCTGGTGCTCCAGCAGAACAAGGAGTAGTACCTGCACCAGAAGTTATAACTCCAGCAGAACCAGCTAAACCAGATTCCCCACTAGCTAAGTTCGAGAAGTTATGGGAACCTATACCTACTGACCCTAATGCACCACCTGCACATGGAGAGTTACCAGAACTTAAAGCAGAAGATGTACAGAAGGTTATGGCTAACGCTAACTTTGTACCACAGATTACTGATGAACAGAAAGCAGCTATAGTAGCTGGTGGTGAAGGAGCGCAAGAAGCATTCAATGCAGCACTTAATTCAGTAGCTCAGCAAGTAATGGTACAAGCTACATTAGTAGGTAACAAGCTTTCTGAGAAACAGATCACTGCTGCAATAGAAAAGCACATGGCTACTATCCCCGAGTTACTAAGAGCTGCTGGTTCTACCGAGCATCTTAGAACTACCAATCCCCTCTTTGAAAATCCTGCTGTTAAGCCTATTGTTGAGGCTACTCAACAGCAACTCCTCCAGAAGTTCCCTAATGCATCACATGCAGAAATCACTAAAATGACAGAAGATTTTATCCTGGCTATGGGAGAATCTTTTTCCCCAGTTGTTGACACTTCCGTTCCGGGAGAGACAGACTGGGAGAAATTCTTAGAACATGGATAGTAGCCACTGCTACTGGAGATAATATCATGGGTTTTGGAAGAGTTCCATTTAAGAGTAGAGGACAAGGTATGCCTCAGCCATTAAGTCCTGGAGACGGTATGGTAGCTAACTTTAGTGTCCACTCTATTGTGGGTGATGAAGTAGCTACATTATCAGTTGCTGAGGTAGCTGGTGGTAACATTCATGTATCTGGTACATTAACAGCTGATGTAGATCTTACTATGCCTTTGGGCGCTGATCTTGCAGCTGCATTTCCTGGTATGAATGTAGGTGATGGTTTTAGCTTTGTTGTTAACAATGCTAACACAGCTGTCTTTTCAGTTGTGATTATTCTTAATACAGGTGTAGCACTAGTAGGTGAGGCGGAAGTTATTCGTCACTCTACTAGAGTGTATACTCTTGTTAAGACTGGTGCTGCAACTTTTAATCTTTTCTAGCCGTTGGGCTAACTGCTATACCTTTATTAATTAGCCTAATGGCTTTTGGAGAATAAATTAT